CACCGCGGGGGGGCGCAGCCGCCCAACCCGTCTCATCGTGTCCCGGGACGTCTCGGATCGTCCCGCGCCGGTCCGGGTGACGGTGTCGGTGACGGACTTCGCGACTAGCGTCACCGAATCGTTTTCGATCTTGCCGGGCACTGCCGTGCGGACGACCCTCACCGGCTACATCAGCACCAACAGCGGGCCGCGCGTCCTCGCCGTCCCCGTGGAGATCCGAGCACACCTGTGAAACCCCGTGGAGGAGACATCATGAAGAAGCTTCAGATCCTGACGGCCATCGCGGTCGCGGTCGCCGCCATCGGCTGCGGCGCCACGCCGGGAAACACCGACCCGACTGGCCGACCGGCCGCGACGACGGCGGCGGCCCGGCACGCCTCGCCGAAGACGACCGTGCCGCCGGTCAGCACCGAGCAGCGCAACGCCACCCGGACCGCCAAGAACTACCTCGAAGGGCAGAGCTTCTCCCGCAAGGGGCTCATCGGCCAGCTGAAGTATGAGGGCTACTCGGTCAAGGCAGCGGCGGCCGCCGTCGACTCCCTGAACGTCGACTGGAAGGCCCAGGCCGCCGCGACCGCGAAGAACTACCTGGACGGGCAGCCGTTCTCCAAGAGCGGATTGATCGGCCAGCTCGAATACGACGGCTTCACCCACGCGCAGGCCACGTACGGAGTGTCCAAGACGGGCCTCTGAGGCTCTACTCTGGCCCTATGAAGCTGGCCCGCCTCGCCCAAGACCTCGGCTATGCCCTACGCGCAGCCGTCACCCCGAAGGGCGCGGCGGGCGCCGCCAAGCTTGACGCCTACTGGACCGAGGGCGAGGGCGCGGCGAAAATCCGGTGGGCTGAACCGTGCGCGTTCTGCCGGTGCAAGGAGCACCTCGGCAAGTACCTGCACGGCAACCGTCTCGACGGGCACTGCGCCAACCTGGAGAAGCGGGCCACCGGCCACTGGCCGAACCCGAAGCACAGCAAGACGAAGCACTGCCCTTGCTGATTTGAGCGGATCGTAACGCCGTGCCGTTCGATTCGGCAGCGCCCCGGCCGGGTGTGCACGACCTGGCCGGGGCGTCTCTGGCTTCCGTGGTGTATGCTGGAGACCTACAGAGGAGACGAGATGACCCCCACCACCCAGGGCCTGATGACCCCGGCCGACCTCGCCGACCACCGCGAGCTGACCGACACCCACCCCCACCCGGACTGCCCCGGCCACGACCTGCACGGCCACACCGTGCGCTGCCTGGCCGTGCAGGACTGCCCCGGCGAGCCGGAAAAGGGCAAGCCGATGGGCACCACCCGGCGGCTAGGCATCTACGGCCCCCGGCTTACCCCCCGGCGCCGCCGACGGCTGCTGAAGAAGGCCGGACGGGACCCGGAGTACGCGGTCATCCGCGACACCGGGATGGGCTTCTCCCCCGCGATGCAGGGCTGCAAGGAGCTGGTCCGGATCACTGCCCCCGTCAGCGGGGCGCCGCGCTGATGAAGCGGATCAAGGTCGGCATCGACATGCACGCCTCCGGCGCAGGCCGCTTCATCGCGCGGATCACGGAGGACTGCGTCTGCGGGGAGTGGGGCATCACCATCACTCTCGCCGACTGGTCGAACCTCGATTCGATCACCGAGGGGGCGCGGCTCCACCTCGCCGAGTGCAAGGCGGCGCCCTGATGAACTTCGACCAGGCGAAAGCCCTCGCGCAGGCCCGCTCAAACGGCCTGTGCGAGGGCTGCGGTCTTTCCGGAAGGCTCGACCCGCACCACCGCATGACACGCGGTTCTGGTGGCGTGCACGGGGTCGCGAGCGCCGTCTCCAACGACCCGCGCAACCTGCTCATGCTGTGCCGGGTCTGCCACGACGGCACCCTGGCCGCGTCGACCGTCGCCCGGTGTATCGCCGACGGATGGGTCATCGAGCGGCGTTCCGGCGTCGACCCGCGCGAGGTGCCCGCCATGATCTACACCGTCAACGGTCGCGGCTGGTGGTACCTCACCGAGGACGCCGGATACCGATGGTTCGACGAAGGCAACCTGACCCCGTTCTACGCCCTGACCTACCGGGCCGATGAATAGCCGGGGGGAGCGCACCCAGCGCCGGGCCGCCGAGCGGCGCGAGTACAACGCCCGGCAGCAGGAACTGCTGGCCATCCAGAAGTCGTACCGGGTCAAGCGCAAGCGCAAGATCGAAAACGTCGAGGAGTCACGGCCCGAGCAGTGAATACGCGGCGACCTTGACCTGCGCGGAGTCGACATTCCACAGCAGCTGCGGGCCGTAGTACTGGACCGGGAACGGCCCGAGCACCTGCACTCCGGAGGCGGCAACCGGCACCGTGTACGAGCGCGGTCCGGCGGTCAGCCCGTCAACCCCGGACGCGACGGTCACGGTCAGGCCGTGCGTGGCGGCGTCGCCGGACACCACCGCGAGCATGGTCGCCCCGTCGTTCGGGCTGACGTTGCCGTTGGCCACGTCCCCCGCCACCGTCGGCGTCGGGAACGCCGTCAGCAGGAAGCGGCTCACGGTCACCGCGTTGAGCAGGGTACGCGCCATCGGACCTCGTTTCGATCGGTGCCTGTTGCGGGTATCAGTCTGGCATGTTTGCCCTGATAGCAGCGATCATCTGGTTCCTGGCCGCCTTCGGCGTGCACCTCGGTCCGATCAACCTTCTGCTGTTCGGCCTGGGATTCCTCGGGCTGCACTTCGCGTTCGCGTGGGGGCTGCCGGTCGCCACCCCGTGGGGCCACAACCGGCAGCCCTGACGTCAGACCCGTTCCGGCCAGTGCCAGGTGTACGGGGCGTTGCCCGCGTCGTACTTGGCGCCGCCGTCGGACAACGGCCGGAAGTGGATCCCGGTCGGGTTGATGACCATCAGGCCGACGATGCCCTGGTCGGCCTGGTCGGTGTTCGGCGCGGGCACCTCGGTCACCGTGGCGGCGCGGCAGACGGACGGGTACTTGCCGTCCGCGCTGCCCGCCGACACGTAGTGGACTGAGCGGTTGACGCTGCTCACTGGAAGCCTCCCGTCATGGTGCCGCCCCGCTGCACCGGCGCGAGCCGCCGCCCCTGGTTGTCGCGCGGGTTGACGACCGGAGTCACCTGCGCCTTCGCGTAGACGGTCAGCACCACCTGAATGACGGCCGCCGCCGTATTCGCCCAGTCCGCCGCCTGGCCGGTCAGGATCCCGGCGGCCTGAAGGCCCACCAGCAGCGCCAGAGCCGTCGTCGCGTACCCGATGACCGTTGCCAGCGGATACCGCTTGAAGAAGCTAGCCACGCCACTTCACCCCCATCTGCTTCCACGTCGCCGGGGTGACGATGCCGTCCACGTGGATGCCCCGCATCGCCTGATACCAGCGGACACCGGCCGCCGTCTTGGAGCCGTACTTGCCGTCGGCCTTGCCCGCATGACGCGGACCGATGAACTCCTGCACGAACACCACGTCGGGGCCACTCATGTCCGGGTTCTTGTTGGACAGGATCCGGGTACCGGGGGCGTGCGTCGCCGGGGGCTTGACCGGCGGCTTCGGCGCCGGGGGCTTCGGCTTCGGGCAGATATCGAATACGGGGGTAGCCGCCTCAGCCCGCAGGTCGTAGCCGGTGCACGTCGCGCCGTTCTCGTGCGAGCCGCCGTGCTTGCCGGAGAGGTGCACGTGGTCGGTGTGCGGGTTCGTGCCGGTGTACTTGCGGGGCTTCCAGCCAGAGGACGCCGACCAGATGACCCGATTGTGGATCATGTATTCCAGGTCTTCGTGGTGCGCCAGGCCCTGGGTGACGATCGTCTTCGCGCGCTCGCCGGTGACCATCGGGTCGATGGCGTGGACGACGCCGACGCCGTCCTTGTTGTGGTCCGAGCACCGGCCCTGGTGGGCGGCGTCGGCAATCCAGCCGACCTTGACGCCGGTACCCCAGCAGGCCCAGATCTTCTGCCGCCGCACGTCGAGGTTGTGCGCCAGCTTCGCGCTCGCCTGCATCGGGATGCCGAACAAGGCGAGCGCGCCCTGCTGCTCCGCTTCGGGGTAGTCGGCGAACGGGTCGTGGTCGGGGGCGTCGTCGCTGACGTGCTGCTCGAACGCCCCGCCGCCGTCGTCGTCGGTCTCCCCGGTGAAGTCGTCGAGGGTGACGACGTCCTCGGTCTCTTCGGTCGCGTCAGTCACGCGTTCCCTCCTCCTTGCCAGCCGGGTGGCTGTCTGCCCTTACCGTACGCCCCGCCGCTTCCCGGCGCCGCCGGAACACCTGAAGATCAAAAACGAGCCAGGACTGCCAGGCCAGGACGATGGGCATCCCCACGGCGAACGACCCGACCCGCAGCCAGACGAACCACTCCGGGTTGCCCAGATGGGACAGCGTCGCGAGGTCCAAGATCCAGGCGACCATGAGCATGTACCAGAAGACGTGCCAGCCGCCGACCGAGCGCCAGAAGCGGGCCGTCAGGGCGAAGCCGCCGAAGCCGACGGAGGCGATCAGCGCCGACAGATAGAGGCCGAACGTGCCAACGGATTCGGGCGTCACTTCACACCTCGCAGGATGTTTTCGATCAAGGGGCCGAAGTGGTTCTCAGTCCGCAAGCGTCGCAGGGAATCCGACGCCGCGTCTACGCGAGGCTTGATCTCCTCCACCCGGCGCTGCTGCTCCTGGGCGCGGTCGCGCAGCACTTCGGCGGCCCGGACCGCCTCGCCGGACCTCTCCACCTCGCGCCGCCACGGCCACCACCACGTCACGAGCCGCCCCGCTCCTGGCTGCGCAGCGCGGTCCGTTGCAGAGCGTGAAGCACTTTGTCCTGGTTCTCTGCCAGCACCATCAGCTTCCCCACGGAGTCCACGAGCGATTCGACGCTCTTAGTATTGGCCTCCACTCCCGCTTCGGCTATCTCCGCGCGCTTTTCGGCACTCTCCCGCAGCTGATCGGCTACCCGACTCGGGATGATCGCGCCCCGCAGCATCGCGTAGAAGACCGCGAGCAGCGCCGACACCAGCAGGCCAAGCAAAACCCAGGGCAGATTCTCCGCATTTATCGATACCATTTGGCCCCGTTCTCCAACACCCACAGTGAACTGTGAATATCGTTTCACAAAGCTCAGGGAACGGATGGGAGCGCGACCATCATCAAGGCCAGCTGCGGCATGTGGAACGTGTCCGTGTTGATCGGCCCGGCCGGGGTGCCGTTCCAGTGCAGCTTCAGCTCCAGGAAGTCGCCCGCCACGAGCTTCCACATCGTCAACGCCGAGTGCGGCGTCTGACCGGACGCGGTAGCCGTCGGCGCGTACTTCGAACCCTGGAGACCCACGCCGACCGCCACCGCACCGTTGAGGGCGACGGCGATCTGGAACGACGCCGGGCTACCCCACGCGGCGCCCTGGTTCATCCCCGCGTAGGCCGACGCCAGCACGATGCAGGGCGACGGCGCGGTCAGCCGCGTCGGGGCGCCAGCGGCCCACCAGGGGCCATTGGCAAGGGGGCTGTTCACCCCGTTGTCCGCCAGGACGGTGTCGAACGTGATGGTCGTCAAGGTGGCCTTGGTGATGCTCTGCGCCGCCGCCCGGCGAACTGCCACCGACGACATCCGCAGGAAGTTGTTCGCCAGCATCCCCGTCTGCACGAGGGACTGGTCGATGTCGTTACCCATGGCCTGGATGTCGGCCGCGTTCACCAGGTCGTCCGTCCACGGGTAGCGCAGCCGGAAGAAGGGCGTGTGTCGCATCGACATCAGGTCACCGGTCCCAGATAGATACCCCAGAGGCGCGACCCTGCCCCGATCGCTTTCGTGGTCGTGCCATTCAGCGCCATCGAAACATTCGCGGAGCCCCGGTACATCGGCGCCATCCCGAAGATGTTCAGCCAGTCGCCCGAAGTGTTCGACTCGTCGTTGCGCTGGTAGAAGGTGGATATCGTCGTCAGGCCCGTCACCTGGTCGACGGTGGAGAATTGCAGCTCGGCCATGATGCCCTCGCCGAGAACCGGGGCGCCGGTGTTGGTGACGAAGATCGTCGACCCGACCAGCCACCACGACGGGGGCATGGCGAGCGGCTGCCGCCACGAGAAGTTCCCCAGCGTCAGGCCGCCGGTGTTGTCCCAGTCGATGGCCGTCGTCGACAGGGAAGAGACCCCGGCGGTGAACCCGGACCCGGCGGCGACCTGCCGCCCAATGAACGAGGGCCGGGCCATGAATGCCCGCAGGGGCGCCTGCTCCGCGCGCAAGCCGGAATCGATAGCGGTGGCAAGCCGGAAGGCGTCCTGCACATCCGCGAAGTCTGACGTAAGCGGATACGGGAGGCCCTTGTTGACAGTCGATCCGCTCATCAGAAGTAATCCGAAATCTTAATCGCAGAAAGGGCGGCGTACCGGACCGTATACGGGGTCGCGGTATTCGGGTTGTAGGCGGCGGTCACCCTCACGTTCAGGGCCGGATCGTTGGAATAGATGAGGGTGGAAACGTGCCCGGATCCGCCCTGCGCGTCGAGGTTGGCCTGCAATGCGTTGGAACGCATCTGGGTGTACGCGTATTCGGGAGGCCCGAGACCGCCGGTGATGTTGATCTGAAGGAAGTCGCTGGCGGCCGGGTTGAGCTGAACCTCCAGGGTCGCCAGCCAGATGCCGTACGGCAGCAGCAGACCCTGGGCGTCGTAGCCCAGGTTCGTTCCGGTGCCGACGTTGAATTCGGTCGATGCCCACGTCGCGGTCGTGTTGACGGCGGTGTTGAGGACGACGTTGCTGTTGCTCACCCGTACGCGCGGGAAGAACTGTGCGATGTTCGCGAACGGGTCGAACGAGGTCATGACCAGGTCGGTGGCGTCGGCGAGGGATTCGAGCGCGGTCTGCTTCGGGTAGGCGATGGCCGGGTCGTAGCACATCGGGTCGAGCGTGCCGGAAGGAATCGGCAGGCCATACGACGTCGCCACAACGTTTTGGATCTTGGCGGTGACCGCTCCGATAACCGTCGCCTCGTCACGGGCCATGATGCCCGCGAGGGTGCCCGCCGAATACTGCGTGTGCGACGGGTCGGTGGTGGAGACCATCCATCCACCCGGCTCGGTGCCGCCCGCAATCCACAGCTTGCTCTGCAACACGTTCGTCTGAAGCGCGTTGCTCCAGTAGATCGCGGCCCGCAGGTTGTAGACGGTGTTCGCGACATACGTGAGACCGGTCGCCACGGTAGTGATCGTCGAGACGCCCGTGACGTTCTTCGAGAACCTCAGCGAGATCGCACCACCGGCGGCGACCATCATCGTCGCGTTGTAGTAGTTGTTCCCGGAGACGTCCCGCTTCATGATGAAGCCGACCGTCATCAGGTTGGTAGCGGGAATGGCGGACAGCGCGACCTGGCCACGGATGTCGATGTCGGAGGTGCGCCGCTCGACATACCCGTACCGGTCGCCTGCCGCCGACGGCAGAATGGTGGCCGTGCCGGGCGTCACGTTGTACTGCGATGCGGTGCTGAAGACGGTGTAGACCTGGCCGGACGTGGCCGTGCCGAAGCCTGCCGCCACGGTCCGGTTGAAGTTGTCGCTGTAGCCGGTGATCATCCCGCCTCCTCCCCTGCTTGATCTTGCCTGACGCGGCTATGGGTAGACGGTATTGGGCACGTCGATCATGACCGAGGTCAGCGACGGCGGCGCCGCCCACTGCGGCAGGCTCTGAACCGCGTCGCTGGCCATGATCGACTGAGCCAGCGTGACCGCATCAGCGTCAGAGACGGAGAAAGGGCCAGGGAGTCCGTCCAGAGTGAGGACCAGGCCGACGCTGGACGTCTCGTCGAAGACCATGTGAAGCATCTCGCGTTCCTTCCTTGCCTACGTTCGGGCCGTTGCGACCCAGGAAACGGGAATGTTGGAGAACGTGCCCAGGGCGCCGTCGGCAGCGAACGCGAAGATCGAAAACCCTACCGTGGTGATGGCGATAGACCGGGGCACCCAGCGGGCGGTAGTGCCCGCGCCAGAATCGATGTTGGAAATGACCACCGGAGGATCCGGAAAGGTCGCGCCGAAGGTGACGGGCACCACGATGCTCGCCACGCCTGCGACGGTGATGAGGGACGTTCCGGTGAGCTGACCGCGTGCGGCGATGGTAGACGCCGCGATGGAGCCGAGCACCAACCAGGAGGAGTCCTGCCGGAACACGGCCACCGTGTCGCCGACGACCGGCGTATACGACTTCAGGACGCCGACACCGGAGGAGACCAGGCCGCCGGAGATCGCGAGCGTCACCACGCCGCCGGAGACTGCCGCGATGGATGCCGTGCGCATCCCGTTGGAGATGCCGATGGACTTCTGCGTCTGGGACGCCAGGCGGGCGCTCACCCGGTCACCGGGGCATAGCCGCGCAGGTTCAGGGACATGTCGCCGACCTCCCGCAGGGGCAGGGTGAACCCGGTGATGACCTGCGTGTCGGCGGCGCCGTCGGCGTAGGCCCGCACGAGGTCGCCCAGCTCCAGCGACGCGTCCGGCACGATCGTCAGCGGATCCCACACCTGCGTGATCGCTTTCGACTGCTTGAGGATGGACTGCGCAGCGGCCAGGCACTGCGACTGTGTCAGCGCCACCTGGTTCTGCACGAGCAGCGGCTTGCGGCCGAAATTGCCCAGGTAGTAGGTGGGGCTGCTTGCCGTCGTGTCGCGGACGGTGGCGTAGACCGGGGGGCTGCCGTCCTGCCGTTCGGCGGCGAAGACGACCGCGTTGTAGACGTTGGTCCGCGACACGGTGATCGTCCAGTCGGCGATGGTGCCGTTTGCCCCTGGTACGGCGGCGGTCCCGTCGGCCAGGGTGACGCTCGCGACCTGGCCGGGCTTCGTCCACGGGGTGAGCCGCTGCACGAACGACCCGTCGGCGAGCGGATACCACAGCATGGAGGCGGTCACGGACATGTCGTCGAGGGCCTGCGCGCGGTCGCTCTGCCACGCCACGGGGGCGATCTTCAGCCCGGTCAGGTCGGAGACGCCGAACGTCGCGTCGGGCAGGGCCTCAATGATCAGGCGCCGGAATTCGGTGCTGATCGTGTTCGTGGGGATCGACGACTCGGGGGTTTCGAACAGGGCGTCCACGATGTCGGCGGCGAGGTCGTTCGCGGAGATGCCGACGACGCCGTTGCGGCCCATCTGCACCTGTTCGATCCGGCCGTAGAAGACGGGGAAGCTGACGACTGAGCCGTCGCCGTAGACGACGCCCCGGTAGACCCGCAGCCGGTTGCCGAACGGGGTCAGCAAGCCCGCTGTATCGATCGTCCCGTCGTTCTTGAGTGGGAACCACGACCGGTCCACCGACAGGGTCAGAACGCGCGCTACGCGGCTGCTGAGGGTGGCGCGGACGTTGCCGTCGATGAACGGCAGGTCGGATTGCAGGATGGTGCCCGACCGGTCGAGGACGTCTACCCGCATGTAGACGGTGTGCGGGCGCGACAGGGCGTCGCGGTACTGCGCGTCGAGACCACCAGCCCACACCATCAGCCGATCGCCCCCTGCAAGACCTGAGTCCAGATGAACCCGGCGCCGGAGATGGCCGCCCAGGTCGCGTACTGGTTGCAGGTGTCCTGCCAGCGCGCCCCGACGGTGCCCTGCATCGGCCCGCCCGGCGCCGCCACGGACGCGTACGGCAGCTGGAACACCCGGATGGGGAAACGGTGGTCGGGCAGCACCCGGGAGACGGTCGTACCGCCGATCGACATGTACAGCTGCGGGACGCCGTACTCTGCCGGGACCTGGAACAGCAGCGGCGAGCCAGGCGTCAGTTCGACGTTCAGCCGGTCCCGGTCGGCGAAGGTCCGCGACACGAGCACCAGCGTGGACGTGACGGAGCTGCGCACCTTCGAGGTGACGATCGGCTGCCGCTGGTTGTTGACGTTGAACGTGGCCGCGTTCGCGCCGTACTGCTCCTGGTCCATGCTCTGGAAGAAGATGCCCTCGGTCGGGGTGCACAGCGGGTTCGGGTCGAACGCGAAGTCGATCCGGACGCTGTTGCCGGGCCGCAGCGGATCTTTCAGCCAGCAGGCGGACAGGGACGCCACGGTCACCCCGCCGGAGGTGGCCGACCCGGCGACGTTCGTCACGGCCGCCGAGTAGATCAGCAGGCTCGTCCCGGCGGCCGGGGTGCCGTTCATCTGGATGTACGGCTGCACCTCCACCGTGTTCGCCGGGGCCGTCTGCGCCGTGGTGTACGTGGTGGCCGTGGTCACCGTGACCGTCGTGACCGTCGTCGACAGAACCACCCCGGCCGAGTCGCGGAAGATCAGGCCGAAGGTGGTGCTCTGCGACACCGCGCAGGACAGGCGCACCGTGAAGTTGATGACCGCCGCCGGAGTGGCCGGGATGTTCTCGCCGCGCAGCAGCGGCGTGGCCGCGCCGTCGGCGATCAACGCCAGGTAGTATGCGCCGCTGGTCGACACCCCGGGGGTGGCCATGACCGTCGAGGTCGCCGGATACCACGGCTCCTCATACCCGGCAGTGAACGTCGGGGTCGCGTTCAGGGTCACCGACGGCGCGGACGCCGTGTAGTAGAACGCCTGATCGAGCGGCATTTCCGTGTCGTACAGGACAGCCTTGTACCCGGCCTGCATCGGTGCGTACGGCAGCCCAGCGATCGTGGTTGACGAGCCGTGCCCGCGCACCGGCGTCGTCTGCCCGGTGATCGCATCAACGCGGAGCACGTACGCGTACGGCGCGTCGATGTCGGAAAAGTCGAGGTCGAGCCGCACCTGCGACTTGCTGTTGTTGGCCGTGGCCGTGATCGTCGACACCTGTCACCTCGGTCCATACGCCAGCTCGTTGGCCTGGTCGCCCAGCTTCTTATCGATGCGCACGTCGAGGATATCGGTGATCTCCCGGGTGCCGAGGTAGACCTTGATCGCCGGGACCTCGGAGTGCCCGGCCCGGCTGCCGAGCATGGCCAGCAGGCCAGTCTGCTGGGCGACCTGCGCGGCGCGGGCCGGGTCGCTCATCGGGATAACAGCTTCCTTGCCCGCCTCGCCGACGACCGCGAGGGTCGGCGACGTGATCAGGCCGCCGGACGCCAGGTAGGGGATGTTCGGCAGGCCGACGTGCAGGGCGCCGCCGACCCGGTTGATGCCGGAGTTGAAGCCGCCGATGACGGAGTTGATGCCCGACTTCAACCCGGCCAGGATGTCGTGGCCGACGTTGCCCATGAAGCCCCGGATCCGGCCGGGCAGCCGCTGCACGAACCCGACGATGGCGTCGGCGCCCTCGCGGACCTCACGCTTCGCCCAGTCCCACGCCGAGCGGAACGCGCCGCCGATGATGCCGGGCAGCCGGTTCACGAACCCGGCGATCTTGCCGGGCAGCACGGTGAAGATGTAGACCACCCCGGCGACCCCCGCCAGGAGGACGGCCTTGCCGAGCGCGAACGCCATGTTCCACAGGTCGACGAACATGTGCCCGATCGCCTTGACCCCGTCGTAGACCAGGCCGGGCAGCTTGATGATCGCCACCAGGAGCAGGCCGATCCCGACACCGATAGCCTCCCCCGCCAGGTGCAGGGCGCCCATGAACAGGTTCCACAGCATCCCGGGCAGCGCGGACAGGGCGCGGCCGATGGTGCCGGGGATGGCCGCGAAGAAGTTCGGCAGGGTGACCGTGAACCAGTTCGCGATGTCGTGGCCGACGCCGACGATCCACGCCCAGATGCCGGTGAAGAACCCCTTGATCGCGTCGCCTGCGACGGTCAGGGCGCGGGTGACCGCACCCCAGTTCTTGTAGATCAGGTACGCCCCGGCGGCGATAGCGGCGATGGCCAGGATGATCCACGTCGCCGGGTTGAGGGCGTCCACGATCGCCTCATAGACCGCCACGGCCATCAGCGCGGTCTTGTAGATGGCCCACGCCGCAACGGCCGCCTTGATGAGGTCAGGGTGCTTGCCGAGCCATTCGGCCGCGCTCTGGAGGTACGGCGTGACCGTCTTCAGGGCGGCGGTCAGCCCACCGGCGAACTCCGACACGAGGTCGGCCAGCAGCGGCAGCAACGGTTCGACGATCTTGAACAGGGAGTCCAGCACCGTGTTCAGCAGCGTGAACACGGAGACGAGCATGTCCTGACCCTGCGCGGACGTGAAGAACGTATCGAGCATCTCGACCAGGCGGCCGATCAGCCCGAGAGCCTGCCCGCCGGTGCTCTGCAACGCCGTCACCAGGTCCGTGACGAGCCCGACCACAGAGCCGAGAATGTGCCCCAGCTGCTGCAACACCACCAGCATGTCGGAGAAGAACGTGGCCAGGTCGCCCGACGTAGCCGCCGTGTTGATGAAGTCGGTGAAGTGGGCGAGCAGCCCGGCGAAGCCGCTGGACAGGCTGGCGAACAGCGGCCCCGCCACCGCGCCGATCGTGAGCAGCGCGCCGACGAACTGGCCGAGCACCGGAATGAACGGCTTGATGGCCTCGTGCGCGGCGACGAAGATCCCCGCAAGATCCTGCTTGCCGTTGCCGAACGCGGTCAGCAGGCCCTTGCCCACCCCGCCCAGGTCGGCGGACAGCTGCTTAAGTCCGGTCCGCAGCGTCGGCAACAGCTTGTTCGCCACCCGGGTCAGGGAGCCCTGAAGCTGCACGAAGAACGTCTGCTGCACGTCCTGTTGCAGGTCGTGGAACGCCGGGCGCAGGGCCTTGATCTCCATGACGAACGCGCGGGCGGCCGGGGCAAGCTTCTTCATGGCCGCTTCGAACTGCGCGGTCTTGGCCGGGTCGAACGCGGACTTCAGGGCGTCGCCGAGCCCGTGCGTGGCCATCGTCAGGACGGCGATGGCCCCGACGGCGGTGAAGACGGCGGCGGGGATCGTCGCGGCCAGGGCGGTGGCGGCCGGAACGAGGGCGGCGGCAGCCTGCACGCCGAAGGTGATCAGGGCTGGCATCAGCAGGGAGCCGAGCATCCCCACGACCGACGACATGCCCTTGCTGAAGCTGGCCCCGCCCTTCTTGCCGGACCGCTCCATATTCTTTTCGATCTTGGAGTCGACGCCCTTGGCGATGTGGTCGGCGGCCGACTGGCCCGCCTTCTCCGACGACTTGTCCAGCTCGGTCAGCTGGATGCCCTTGGTCTGCTCGTCGAGCGCGGCCTTCAGCTTCTGCTTCAGGCCGGGCGTGAACGTCGACAGGTCGGCATGGACCTGCACCATCGCGCGCCCGAGACTCCCTGCCATGGTCAGGATCCTACGGGGGCCGGAGGCTGCGCCCCGCCCATCAGGGCCATGAACGCGGCCGAAGCCGCCTTCTCGTCGTACATCTCCTCGGTGGTGACGCCCTCAACGCCGATCGGCGGCAGCCTCAGGTCGATGTCGAACTTGTTGCGCTCCTTCTCGTCCATGGTGCGCACACAGATGACGTAGATCGCGTTCAGGGCGGCGGCGAGGCTGACCGCGCCCAGGTCCACCCCGAGCCGGGTCAGCTCGCCGCCGATCACCTGCCAGCTTTCCGCCGACGACCGGATCAGTCGGTCGGCTTCCCACCACGGCCGCCCGGCCGCCGACGTCAGCAGCTCCCGGGACCGCTTGATGATGTCCTGCGGGTCGAGCTTCCCGTCGAGCAGCAGGTCGGTGATGCGCTCCTCCGCGTCGCCGTCCATCAGGCCGGGGATCAGGGGCAGCGGCGTCTGGTCGTCGAGGATCGCCACGAACCAGCCGACGGCCGGGATCGGCGGCACGGTGAACGTTTCCCCGGCCAGGTCGACGTCGAGCGCCCAGATCTTCAGCGCGGCGAGCGCATCACCGGCCATCTACGCGGTGATCGCCGGGTCGAGCCGGGCGCAGGCGTTGTCGGGCAGCATGTCGCCGTCGTCGTGTGGCACGGAGACGCAGAGGGGGCCGTCCACCATGACCAGTTCCCCGACCGGCCAGACGCCCGGCCCCGCATCCTGGCCGACCGGCACGGCGATCCGTTCCAGGTCGTAGTCGATCAGGACGGCCCCGCACCACGCGCAGCGCTGCCGCAACAGGCTCCCGATGTAGACGAACGACCCGGCGATGTGCACCACCGCGCCGCCGCTCACCTCGCGGCCCGCCGCCGGACTGCCGCTGCCTTGACCGGGCCGGTCGCCGGGGCGCCGTTGAGCTTCTCGCCCGCAACCCGGATGGAATCGAAGATCTCCTCCACTGGGACGGTGCCGTCGACCATCGCCTCTTCCAGCCAGTCCCGGTCGTCCGCCTTGACGATCATGGAGTCGACGATGTTGCCGATCGTGCCGAGGTTGCGGACCAGCTTGTCCCTGGCCGCGTCCGACACCGTGTCGTTTTCGATCTTGGAGTTGGGCAGGCTCCGGGTGATCCGGGCCAGCACCACCAGCGCGCCGTCGGTCGGCTTGCGCATCTCGACCTCGCGGTCCCCGAGCGGGACCAGCACCGTCAGCTCGGCCATCAGACGAGTCCCTTCAAGGCGGCCCAGGTCTCCAGGGAGTGGGCGGCGTGCACGATCAGCGGCGCCGTGTGGCGGTCGTGGCGGAATGGTGTCGTCTCCACCCACAGGGCCAGGTCGTTGTCGTCGAACGTCTGTTCCGGATCCCGGGTGGGGAGTGGGGCGGGCTGCGACTTCGCCGTCCAGAAATAGACGTCGCCCTGCTGCTGCCTCAGCGCCCACCAGTCGTTCGCGGGCAGATACCAGCGGCCCTGCGCACCCCAGCTGGTTCCCCAGCTGTTCGGCCCGCCGACCAGCAGGCGGCCGGTCCCGTTGCCGGGGGAATCGACGGCGACGACCTCGTCCACGCACAGCTCGTGGCCGCCTGCGAGGCCGGAGCTGGTGTCGACGGTGAGCAGGCCCGACGCGGGCGCGTCGAACATGCTGTTGTACCAGGGCAGCCCGGTGATCCCGGGCCGATCCTGGAGGGCTTCCAGGGAGGACGCGAGGTCACCGGCCATCTGGTAGCCGGTGATGATGCCCGCCTGCATGGCGACCTTCGATGACGTGAGGCCGTCGGAGCCGGTGTCGTCGCCGTACCCGGTCGGGTAGTAGTAGGTGCCCGCGTAGTCGTCGCCTGCGGTGTTCTGCGAGTACCAGGTCAGTGCGCCGGATTCGGTCGGCTCGTACTGCCAGGCGGGGGCGTCCGGGGCGTAGAACGGGGCACGGTAGGCGCAGGCCACGGACGCGTTGCCCGTGCAGGAGCCGACGTCGCCCTGGTCCATGATCCCGATGTAGGCGGCGTGCCGCACCGACCGGATCGGGGTGTCCTGCGGCTGGAGGGCGTACGACCAGCTGCGACTGTCGTGGTTGACGTTGCGCCCGAGCAGCGGGTGGTGCGGCTGCTTCTCGCGGACGATGGTGATCTTCATTGCTCTCCTCCTCCTGCCCGCCACCTCCGTCAGTTGGCGGCGGACGTGCTCATTCTGTACCCCTCGTTGGCGGCGACCTCAGCAAGGGCGTCCCGCAGCCACGGGCGGCCCCGCCGGGCTGGCTGCGTCACCGACTTGCGGACGAACTGGCGGCCGTGCCAGCGGAACGCGAGGGCCTTCTTCGTCCTCGGGTAGATGGTCAGCGCCCCGCGCCCCTCGTGCAGGGGGAGGGCGTACTCGACCAGGGTGTAGACCTCGCCGGTGACCGCGCTCGCGCCGGACATCAGCTTGAACTGGTGGGATGCGCGCAGGTTGCCCTGGTCGACGGGGCACGTCACCCGGGCGCGGTTGAGCACCTTCAGGGTGACCCGGGTGACGTCCCGACCCGCGAGGTCTTGCAGGATGCCCTTGATCTCCGCCTGGTACAGGTCAACCTTGACCGTTTTCACTCCGCTGGCCATCGGGCGCCTCCTCGCTCAGGTCCCGCAGGTAGCCGGTGGCGACGTGCCGGTCTTCCCAGCTCGTGTCGGCGTCGGAGGCCGTGAAGGTCTCGCCCTTGTTGAGGGAGTCAAAGCTGATCAGCACCTCGTACCGGTGCGGCCGGATCGTCTTCGCGTCGTTTTCGATCTTGGCCATCGGGGCTCCATCAGCAGTCTGAGCAGGGACTCATCACGGACACGGTCACGGTCAGCTTACCGCCGGTGCAGCCGCCCTCCACTGGAAGCGGGGACCACTCCCCGACCGCCCGGCGCTGCGTCGGGCCGAAGCAGCACGCCGCCGTCTGACGCATCAGGTTCTGGTCCCGCATCTGCGTGGCGAACGCCGCCGCCCAATCCGCCGTGCTCGGCGGGTCCAGGTCGTCGGGTGCGCCGGAGGAGTCCGACCAGGGCATGCAGAACGCCATGCCCATCTCCAGGTCCACGGCGTAGGCGAGGGGTCCGCACGGCACCCACGTGTTGTCGGTGGCCGGGAAGCTGTCCCACGACGGCCGGACGCCCGCGACCCGAACCCAGGCCAGGCCGGAGCAGCACTCGTCGACACCCGGCCCGATCAGCGGGCCGGTCTCCTGACCGACGCGCATCTGGATGTACGCCGGTGGGGTCGGCAGCGCGTTCAGCTTCGCCGTGAAGCAGGCCAGCAACTGCGCGGCGACCGGCGAGGCGATCAGGTCCGACATCTCGTCTGCCTCACGGCCAGGTCGTGCGGCGGATGGGGGACACGTCGGGGGACAGCACCATCGGTGCCCGCATGAGCCGCCCCGGGTTGAGCTGCACCACCAGCTGGTCAACCTCGGACAGGCCGGTCAGCCCCCGGTCCAGGTACGAGTCCACCGACGGGAACTGCACGGAGACGCCCTGGCGGGTCAGGGACTGCATCCGCTGCGGCAGACGGCACGGCCTACCCACGAGGCCGTTGGCGATCTCGCAGGCGAGCAGCCCGGCGGCGTCGAGGGCCTCCTGCGGGACGACCCGGCCGAAGTCGCCGAGGATCGTGAAGGTGTTCACGACGCCAGTGCCGGGGTTCTTGTCCATGTCCTGGCACTGCGGCCAGCAGGCGCCGTCGGTGCGGACGAGCAGGTCGCCGTTGTCGACGCGGTACGCGGACGGGTCGACGGTCGCGTTGTCGACCTTGACGGTGGTGATGGCAACGGTCGGCGGCAGCTCCACCTCGCAGCTGGCGCCGCAGCAGCGGATGCCCCGGCAGCCGGAGTTATGCCAGACGCCCTGATAGATGTAGGCGGCCGGGTAGCTGCCGGAGTCGTCGACTCCCCACGGGTTGAGGATGTTCACCGGGTACGTCTGGTAGAGCGGCATCAGCTGCCCGGCGTTGCAGGGCCTGAGCGTGAGCGTGACGGTCCCGAACTGGCGGCCGGTCAGCGAGTACACCGTGAACGCGGCGAGGCGCAGAGCGAGGGCCTTCTGCTCGGGGGTGAGCGTGTCCCACGTGGCCTGGCAGGCGGGGAAGTTCGTGACGGTCCAGCCGTCAGGCGTCGCGGTTACCAAGGCTCCTCCTTGTGTGCAGCGGGGGTCGGAGCACCACCTCCGACCCCCGCACTTCCCGTCGGCCCCCCTCGAAACCGCCGGTCAGGCTGCGCAGCCGCACGAAGCGGCCGGAGGTGCCAGGTACGTCCACTGGAGGTGCCGGTGCGTGTCGCTCGGGAGCGCAATCAGCAGCTTCTGAGAGGCGCCGGTGGACATGTTCGCGAGCACGTTCTTCGGGCCGGTGCCCCAGTTCGTGCCCTGCTTGGTGCGACCGGACACGGTGAACGACACCGCACCGTTTTCGATCTTGACGTCGCCGACGGTCCCCTCAACGACGTTCGGCAGCAGGAAGTAGCCGTACGGCACCAGCGAGAACGTACCGAGCGTCGTGCACTGCGACTGGGCGATGTTCGACCACACCTCCAACCCGAACGACCCGGCCGCGTAGTTGGTCGTACGCGTCTGGAAGCCGACCGCCGCCGGGGCCGCCGCGTCGTTGAGCACCAGCGTGGAGCCCGTGATCAGGCCGAACAGCTCCGGGTCGACGTTGCAGAAGGTGATCGTGACCTCGATCCACTTCAGCTGCTTGGGCGACTTCTCGTTGACGCACATCAACCCGGCGGCGTTCTGGACGACGATCTCCGTCCCAGACTCCACCTGGTCCTGCATCTCCACGGAGACGAAGCCGGTCGAGACCGCCGACACGCAGGAGCCCACAGACGGGGTGCCGCACGAGTTGACCGTCTGGACCCGCATAGTCGTCCCCTGAATGGGGGCCTGACACACGGCTACCATGTGCTACTCCTTCTTGGGCAGCGGCCAACGCTTGGCGCGGTCCGCGTTGAAAGCCTTCGCCACGTCCTCGGGGACGCGGAAGGACAGCCCGGCATCGTGCTCGCCGCGCTGGGCTTCCACCACCCGGGCGCCGTAGCCCTTCTCGTCGGCGATCTCCAGAAGCCGGGTAGCGACATCACCCTCCGGCTCGTGGCGATCGACGATCACGATCGCGACCTTGTCAGCAGACATGATCAGCCTCCCGTCCTAGTAGATGTTGACAGTCGTGTTGGTCATGGCGTTCAGGCTCACGAGCACGAAGAACGCCACGCAGTCGACGGTGATGGCGTACGCCTGCTGTGCAGTCGCCTGCCACGCGTTGCCGACCCGATCGAATGCCCTCTCCGGCGGGTTGACGAACACGTCGTCGTCGCGCCAGACCGTCACCGCGCCGGTCGCCACGATGTACGCGGTACCGGCGGCGGGAACGGTGACATCCGAATTGGGCTTGTTGCCGGAGTAGCCGCGCCCGAACGACCACACGTTGCCCATCGGCGTGAACTGCACGCCGGTCTGCCCCCGGGGGCCTCGCTGAGGCAGCGGCATCAGCTGCCGCTCAGCCAGGTACGGGGTCAGCAGCGGCCGGGCGTGGAAGACGCCCGGGTACGAGTACTGCGACAGGGCGTCTTCGAGCAGGCCGACGCCGTATTCGAGGGTGACCGATGCGCCCGGCGTCGGGGTGACGTCGAGGATCCCGGCGCCACCGTTCAGCTCAGGGCGGACCAGGGCGGCCTGCACGTCGGCGTTGCCGCCCCAGAATGCCTGCTCGGCGACGTACTGCGCGTTGTCGTTGAGCCGGATCCGGGCGCGCCGCTCGACCTCGGCGGCGTCGTACGGGAAGGCCCCCGCCTTCAGGCCCGCGACGACCTGGAACGGCAGGCCGATGGCCGTGCCGTCACACGCGTCAAGGGTGGACCCGGCGGTGATGGTCGGGGTGGAACAGGACGCAGCCGCGAGCAGGTGGGCCTGACCGCAGTGTTCTTCGAGGTACTGGACCCCGCCGACCTCGCCGTGAGCGGGCATCGGGAACGGGCCGTTGGCGGCCGTGAAGAGGCCGTAACGGATGTTCCCGACGGGAGGCTGTTCGACGAAAGCCGGGCCGGTCATTGGCGTAAGGGTCGCCACGTTCGCGCCCTCCCTTCCATCGTGAGGTCCCCCCGGCCGCCGGGGCGTCGGCGGCCGGGGGGATCAGGATCACGGGTTGGTCGGGAAGACGCCCTGCGTAGCGATGACCGCCTGCGCGTTCGGCGCGTAGTTCGCCGCGCCGTCCGGGATCAGGCCGCCGCCGAGAGCACCGATGGTGTAGACGCGGCTGTCGAAACAGGTCTTGGCCGCGAGGATGCCCTGCTCGGTGAAAAGCTGGGTGGTCTTGTTCTGCGCCAGCGTGGTGCTGTCGTAGACGGTGTCCAGGGTGATGATGTCGGCGTTGCCCCGCACCCAGGTACCGGCCGCGTAGACCAGCATCTGAAGCGAGTGGGGCCAGTCCTGAACGAAGTCGGTCGACGTCGGGCTGGAACCCATCTGCTGCCACACCGACGGTGCGCCGGACGGGTAGGCAGCCCAGTAGAAGGCATCCTGCCAGTCGTAGACGTACTGGGCGCGGGCGCCGCGAGCGGCGAGCCACGCGTTGATGTTCGCCATGGTGATGGCGAACACGTCGGTGCCGTTGTCGCCGTCGTAGAACGCGCGGCGGGTGACGTCGGCCCGGATCCACGACTGGACCCAGTACGGCAGCACGACCTCCAGGGTCGACGACTGCTGCATGCGCTGGCGGTACTTGTAGTCGGTGATCGCCAGGTCGAGCGCGGACAGCAGGGTCGAGACCACCGAGTGGTCGGTGTACCAGGTCGTGCCAGCGCCGGGGGTGTGCGCGGTGACGTTGCTCGGGAGGGTGAGCGCGGTCGAGCCGGTGACCAGGGCGTTGATCATGAACTGGTTGATCTTGTGGTTGTGCGCGACCATCGCACCCCGCACGAACCGGGCGATCAGCTCCGGGTAACCCCGCAGCTGAAGCAGGTCCGCCTGAATCGCCAGGCCGTCAGCGTCGAGCCGCACGTCGGTGAACGACGGGCACGGAACCGGCATCGTCGGCTTGGTGACACCCGAGATGACCTGCGCCTCGGTGTAGTGGAAGTAGCCCGCACCGGAGTAGATCGACGAGAAGTCCGGTCCGGTCGTGAACTTGATGCCGCCCCGGGTGACGTTGATCTCCGGGATGTCGAGCATGCCGTCATTCGACTCCAGCTCGCACAGGTCGTACAGCACCTCGGAAGGCGCACACCACCCGGCACCGGCAGCCGTCAGCGACAGGGGCGAACCGGCCGCTTCGAGCGCCTTGCGCTTGATGTTGATCGACGCGAGCAGCGAACCGCCCGGCAGCCGCTTCTCGCTGGCCGCGTAGTCGATGATGCCGGTCGCGTCCTCGTTGAGGCCGCCGGACGCGGTCAGCTCCTTGGGGTACTCCATCTTGAACTGCGCGACGGAGTCCCGGCGGGAAGCGCCTGCGCCACCGGCCGCGCCGTACTGGAGGAACCGCTTCTCGACCAGGCGGCCGACATCATCCCACGACAGGTTCGTGCCGACCTGCACGTCGGAGTTGCCAGCACCGGCCAGGATCACGGCCGGGGTGCCGTTCGAGGTCTCGGGCACCACGGGCGCCGGAGTGCCGGACGCGGCAGTCTGCGAGGCGACAGCGGCCACACCAGGGGTGACGGGCGCCGGAGTCGCGGCCGGGGTTGCCGGTGCGGCAGCGGCCGGTACGGCGGCCGGGGGCGTCTCGCCGCCCTCAGCGCCAGCAGCAGCCTCCTCGGTGTCGGCGTCGCCGAGGGTCTCGGTCAGGGCCGCGAACGCGCCAGCGGCGCCGGAGCGGCGAGACCGCTCCTCATCCACGCCCTTGACCACGGTGGTCAGCTCGCGCATCGTCGCGATGTCGTCGGGGGAGACGTCAGAGACGTCCATCTCTGCGTACTGCGCTGCGGCGTCACGCGCCTGCGCTCGGAGCGAAGTCAGGTCATCGGTCGACATCGTCGAGAAGGCATACGAGCCGTCATCGAGAGTCGGGACCTGGAAAGGCAGCTTCACCTTCGGGTCTCTCTTCTTCGAGCGCTCGGCCGGACCGTGGCAGCACCGATACACCTGGACCGGATCATAACCGGTACCGTGGCGTTCACGGAGGAGGAGGCCGTATATGACTTCAGACAGTGCTGCCCAGGCGGCGAAGAACGGACTGGTAGAAGCCCTTTCCGCATCCCTGACGCCCGACCCGTTCCCCCGGTCCGGCGAGCAGGTCTGCATCGGCTACCCGCACCTGGACACGTTCGGTGCGAACTTCGTCGATTCGGTTCTGCGGATGATCGCCTACGACAAGACGCACGGGAACCACCTGATGCACAGCTCCGGGCTGCGCAACACCGGCGCCCTGTCGGCGGCGTGGGGCCGGTCCATCGAGCTGTCCCACGCCCGGAACACGATCGCCGCCGCGTTCATGGCCAGCGACGCCGACTGGCTGCTGTGGTGGGACTCCGACATCGGCTGCGAGCCGGACGCCCTGGAGAAGCTCCTCGCGGTCGCGCACCCGGACACCGCACCGATCGTGGGCGGGCTGGCGTTCATCGAGAACGAGTACTCCCACGACTTCATGGGCGGGCTCCGTGCGAGGCTCGCCCCGACGCTGTACGACTGGTCGTGGATGGAGCCGAACAACGGGATGCCGGGGGCGTACAAGCTGGCGACCCGCGCCGACTGGGTGCCCGGCGAGGTGACCCGCGTCGGCGCGACCGGCACCGGCTTCATGCTGACTCACCGGTCGGTGTACGAGAAGATCAGCGAGTGGCTGATGGACCAGCACGCGCCCGGCCACATCTGGTTCGAGCGGATCCCCGGCCCTGACGGGGAGCTGTGCGGCGAGGACATCTCGTTCTGCATGCGCGCCCATCAGGTCGGTCTGCCGGTGTTCGTGCACACCGGCGTCGGCACCACCCACCAGAAGACTGTCTGGTACGGGGCGCCGGAGTACCGGGGGAAGCCGTTCACGCCGCCCCCGGCGACGGTCCGGGTGTTGCCGCCGGACGAGTGGCCAAAGCTGATGATCAACCCGAACACGGTCGGAGACGCCGAACGGAACTCCCCGATCGGACGCAAGCAGGGCGGGGCCTGACCCCGAACGCGAAGAGGCCCCCGGCGAACCGCCGGGGGCCTCTTTCTGCGCCTGATTCTATTCGGGGATGACGTAGGAGTTCCACCAGCCGACGACCGCCCGGCTCTTGAACACCCGATACCGGCGGCCGGTGAGTGCGGCCTGCTGGTGGGCGTGGCGGAATGCCTGCTCCCAGGTCATGTGCGCGGCCATCAGGCAGCCTTGCGGGTGCGCAGCTTACGGGACAGGTGGGCATGTTCCAGCTCGGTCCGGATCCCGTCCGGCCGCCCGCCGGTGATCGTCCCGGACAGGGAGGCGCACGCCTGGCCAATCTCGGCCCCACAGACCGGGCACTTGCGGTGGAGGTTCCAGTCGGTCACGGGTTGGGTCATGGTCTCCTCGATCTCCCCGGCGGCAGGCCGGGCACAGTCGGACGTTGAGTGGGGCGCCGGTGAAGGACGTCCCGTTGTAGGCGACCCATCCGCCCGTCCGCAGCCCGTCGAGGGTCGCGGTGGCGGTAGTCGAGCATCGGTCGCATTCCTGCGGCTCGCCGGGGTCCGGGGCGGTGTCGAACAGGGGCGGGGTGACGATCACGTCGGGCCTCCTCCGGTCCGTCTGCCCTTAGACTACACCTTTCCCGACCGGTCGTGTAGGCTGTAGGCAGACAGACCGAAGGAGGATGCGATGACCACCACCACGACCGCCCCGTCCGTAGCCCGGTTCCAGCAGGCACAGGACAAGGTATGGCGCGACGTCGCCCACGAACTGGCCACAGGCCGCAAGAAGACCCACTGGATGTGGTTCGTGTTCCCGCAGCTCCGGGGCCTCGCCAAGAGCGAGATCGCCCAGCGCTACGGAATCCGCGACAAAGCCGAAGCGCTGGCCTACCTGGACAACGAGGTGCTGCGGATTCGACTGGCCTCCGCCACCATGGCCGTCCTGAAACGCGACCGGCTCATGTTCAGCGACGTCGACCGCAAGAAACTCCGCTCGTGCATGACGTTGTTCCGGGGGCTGGTCACCGACCCCACTCTCCCGGATGCCGTGCTGGCGAAGTTCTACGGCGGCGAGCCGTGCCCGTTGACCTTGGACCTGCTGGCCGGGCGGCCGATCCCGCAGCAGTGGACGCCGCCGCCGCCGGTGAGCAGCCGGGGATGGAGCGCGCAGGGAAGGGTGGAGACGAAGGTGGGCAGGCACTGGGAGAAGCAGATCGCGGCGGCCCGCGCCGCCGTCGATGAAGCCAACACCCGGACGCTGTGGGACAACGACCCGATGTCGCATCGCGAGATCGAGTCGTTCATTAGGGGCTTCGGTCTCTCGGCTGCCGCCACCCGGCAGATCGTGGACCGGTGGATGGAAGACCAGAACCGGGCGACCCAGCAGGGATGGGATTCGCACGACGGCGAGTACCACGACAACTGAGGAGGAGAGCAGTGGGAACGTGGAAGGGTGACAGCAACCCGGGCGGTCCGGGCGGCCGGACGCGGAAGATCCAGACCAACGTGCCGCGAGGTCGGACCTCGCACGGCGGGGGTGGTGGGCAGCCGCCCACGAAGAAGTGCTGCCCGATGAACGAGGCTATCCAGTCCGCCCGGCGGGGGCAGTTCCGGCTGGCCCGCAGGTACGCGCGGATGTCGGTCCGGGTGCTCGTGGCGCGGGTCGTCTGATGGCGGGACCGTTCGGGGCGGGCAAGCGTCCGGCTCGTGTCCGCACGCCCAGTCAGCTCCCCAGCAGCCGCAACGGCAGCCAGAGCGGCGACTGCTGCCCGATGGTCGCCGCCGTGAGGTCGGCGCGGCAGGGCCGGTTCCGGCTGGCCAGGCGGTACGCCCGGTTGTCGGTCCGGCTGCTCGTCGCCCGCATCGCTTGACGGATCGTGACAGTTTTTTACAGGCCCGTTGCCCTGCTGGGTGGCGGGCCTGTACGCTGTGCACAGACAGATCAATCCAGGAGGCATCATGCGCGACCAGTTCAAGCCCGGCGACCTGGCTATCCGGCTCGGCTTCGGCCGGGTCTACGGCAGCGGCCCCGACCGGGGGCAGGTCAAGCCCCACATCGAGATCGCCGACCAGACGTCCGGCAAGATCCTGACCATCGACCTCACCGCCGACGACCTCGTGGAGATCCTCGGCGGCGGCGCCGCGATGGTCCCCGCCGACCGGGTGAGCGGCTTCCGGGGGGTCGCCACGTGGGGCCGATACCTGAAGACGGCCACTCGCAGGGTGAAGTCCGTCGGCGACGACTACAGGCTGCGCGATGGCGACCTGGCCAAGGCGCGTTCCCTGCCGCACATCGCGTACGCCATCGCCGAGCTGGAGGCGGACGGGTACAGCTGCGACACCCCCCGGCGGGACAACACCCAGCACTGGCTGATCGTCGGCCGCCGGTACGACGAGCAGCCGTAGCCCGGACAGACGGAAGGCCCGCCCCCATCCCCAGGGGCGGGCCTTCCGTCGTCTTAGCTGGTCTTCGCGTACGTGGCGCCGGGCGTCTTCGCGGCGAAGACCTTCGCCTCAGTCTCGCGGACGGCGGTGAACTTCTTCAGCTCCTTGCCCTGCGAGTCTCGCACGACGTAGTTGCCGAGACCGGAACCTCCACCACCACAGTTGCAACCCATCAGGCCCCTCCTCCTACTCGGCCAGGACGACCAGCAGGTCGCCCATGACGTCATCATAATCGGCGGCGCAGTCGACCCGGGTGGCTGCGGCGACCAGGCCAGACCACTCGGCGGCGACAGAGGAGCGGTGCGCGGCGTCGGCCTGCTCGGCGAGCAGACCCCGGGCGATGGCCCGACCCAGCGCCTCAGTGTCGGGCACCCCGTTGTGGGCGCTGGCCGGGGCCTCTTCGGCGAGGCTGGCGAGCGCACCGGCGGCGGTCAGGCTGAGGATTTCGTCATCCTCCGGCATCCCGCTGATGGCGGACGCGGTCATCATCCGGGGGATGGGGAACCCTGCCGTGTTGACGTGCAGGGCGGCGACCAGCTCCAGGTTGCCGCCGACCCGGCGCCAGTCGCCGGACAGCGGGGTTGCGCGCATGACCCGCACGGCAGCGTCGTCCGCCTCCGGCACGAGCGCGCCCGCGACCCAGATGCCGTGGGGGTCTTCACCTGCGCGGACGACCGCGCCGGTGTTGTTGCTGACGTCGTAGTGCTCGGCTGCCGCGCGGTAGCCGAGATTCGGCCCGGCGTGACCTCCGGCGCCGTAGGTGAGGCGGCCGGTAGGAACCCGGGCGCCGGTGGCGGTGACGACCTCGCCGGTGTGGAAGTAGGCGTAGGACGTCTGCGACTTGGGCGGCTTCACGCAGGAGTTGCCGATGCCGACGTGGCAGGTGTCCCAGACGGCGACGTGGCCGTAGACGCGGCCGTCGTCGCCGATGTGCAGCGGGGTCGGGCCTTCCAGCTTCGGGTCGTCGAACCATTCGCGGGGTGGTGCTGCCGGGGCGGCCCCGGCGATGAGGGCGCGCATCTTCTCCCGGGCCTCCTGCTCGTCGTCGGAGTCCATCTCCGCGTCGTTTTCGATCATGGTGCCGTCGGCGGCGATGCTCTCGGCGACCGGTTCGGGTGCCGCCTTGGGCGGCTTGGCGGCCGTCAACACGGCATGGCCGGACAGCTCAGCGAACGCGGGGATGTGCACGAGGGTGGCCGACGCGACCCGGCCGGACCGGACCATCTTCAGCCGGGGGCCGTCGTACGCCTCCTCGGCGAACATCGGTTCGGACCCGCAGCCGCAGTCGGTGCCGGTGGCGCTGGCGTGGGCGAGCTTCGCGGCCTTCAGCTGAGCCTTCAGCTTGACCTTCTGCTCCTTCTTCCAGACTGCGTACGCCTTCGGCTCGGGCACGTGTTCCATCTCGGCCTGGTCGAGGTCGACGGACGGGCCAATCACCTTGTTCTGGGTGAACTTCATCGCGGCCGTCGCGGCGTTGCGGACGTCTTCCGGCCACGACTCGTCGTCGTAGAACTCACCGGAGGCGGGGAGCATCCCCCCGCCCTCGTCGCCGATCTTGCTGATGTGGCCGACGATCACAGCGTTGTGGTGCCCGCCGCCGTCGCTCGCGACGTACCGCAGGGGCAGCGGCAGGTCACGATGCGACAGGGCGCCCTTGTCGAACTGACGGCCGTCACCGGTCGGCTTCCCGACGACGGCGATCGGCATCTTCCAGGCGGTGCCCATGCGCTACCCCTTCTCGTTGCAGGTCAGATTACAGCCAGCGCCTGCGGGAAGGCGCCGACGACGATCAGGAACAGCCCGGCAGCGACGGCCAGGACGCCGGGCGCCAGGTCGGCGAGCAGCCCGGCCGCCTGGGCGACCCGCTTCGCCGGGGTCGGCGGCGTGGGCGGCAGCGGCGGCGGGGAGCCGGTCGGGGGTGCGGTCAGGGCGGTGGGGCACACGTAGAAGCGGGGACGCGTGCGGAGCTTTTGTCCATTCATGGCCGACACCATACACCGACCCCGCTAGATGCCCTGTTGATCGGGCAGGTCAGCAGGGTCCGCCCACGACTGCGGATCCCGGCTTTCGATGTCTCTCACCAGCTGTTGGGTGCCGAGGGACAGCTTCTCCCAGGTGGCCGAATCCTCGCCGCCCGCCGCCTGCCATCCGGCGAGCACCCGGGTGCGCTCCTCGGGCAGCACGGTGAAGCCGCCCAGCGCGTCGCTGAGGCGGTGGAACAGCTGGCCTACGGCGCTTGTCGGCATCAGCCGGGCTCCTTCTGGATGATCAACACGGAACGGTTCAGCCAGTTGAAGGCAGGCTTTCCGGCGGACGCGACGTGCCCGGCGCCGCCACCGGCGTGCGCGCGGTGGTGCGGGTTGATCTCGATACCGTCGAGGCCCTTCGCGGCACCCCAGCGCCCGGGATCCCAGAACGTCGACAGTTCGTAGCCCGAAGACCCCTTCGCCTTCGAGGTGCGCGAGGAGTTGGCCTGCGCCTCCTTCTCGACCTTGTCGTACTTCTCCATGACGGCGGACTTCGGGATGAGCATCCGCACGATGGAACCCTTGGTGCGGTCCGAGTACTGCTCGGCGACCCGCTTCTGGGTGGCCAGGTAGTAGCCGTTGCCGAAGATGCCGGTGCCGTAGTACGCCGGGCCGGACCGCATCTCCTCGTTGATGTCGGCGGCGGTCTTGCCGCCGGAGCTGCCCCGGCCGCGCGGGGACCAGCCGCCGCCCGCGCCGGTCACACCACGCCACGCCTCGATGTAGTCGCCGGTCGCCAGGAGCCGGTCGATCTCCGACTTCGAGACGACGGTCGGGGTGTCGTCGAAACCCTGCTGGGCGCCGATCGCGGCGAGGCGGCCGTCGGCGGTCTTGCCGTCGAACAGCTTCCGATCGTTCTTGATCTTCTGCCGCTGCGTGTCGATGTCCGCCTTCGAGCCGACCAGGTTCTTGCCGGTCGACTTCTTGTGCGGGTGCGGCCAGGCGTTGAACGAGGCGGGCGCCTGACGGCCACCAGGCGGCAGCGAGAGGCGGCCCAGTCGCTTCGAGACCGGGCCGGGCCGGGCGATCTGGCCCAGCTTCTGCCCCCCGGCTGCCGGGAACAGCGACATGACGTTCTGCTCCAGCTTGCCGCCCGCGAGCGGGGCGAGGAGCTTGCCGGAGGTGTCGAGGGCCTTGATCTCCGACTCGGTCATCCACTTGGCGTCGGAGGTTTCCTGCCGGGCGTGGTGCGTCGACAGGTCCGGCTTGAGCATCTTCGGGACCTGCGCGGCGATCGACACATATTTCCAGGTCGTGCCCGGGATCGCGTTCGTGTGCTCGCCGTGGACGGCCGCACTCTTCAGGTCGGAGTCCTTGAACCCCAGCTCCTCGATGACCTCGCGGGCGCCGCCCTGGTGGAAGGTCTCCTTCTCGTCGATGGCGCCGCCGGGGAACTGCCACTTGCCGGGGTCGGAGATGCCCGGCCCGCGCTGGACCATCAGGTAGCGCTTCTCGCCGGATCCGGGGTCCTGATGCATGAGGAGCAGACCGGCCGCGCCGTACTTGCCCCAGACGCTCTTGCCGCCGGGGGTGGAGATCCAGCCGTCGCCGCCCTTGCCCTTGTTGGTGGCCTGCACGAGGGTGCCGACCTGCGGGTTGGCGTAGCGGACCTGGCCGGGCACGGAGTTGGCCGGGGGGATGATCGCCGGGTTGCCCGGGGTCTGCCCGGCGGGGGTTCCGGGCGGGGTGAACCGGTCGAGGAGCTTGCCCGCCTTGATGGCGGACGGCCCCTTCGCGGTCGTCTGGATGAACGACAGGTCGGACAGCATGTGCTGCTGCTCCTGCACGTTCAGGGCGTTGAAGTCGCTGCCACGCAGGGCGCCGTAGGTGGACAGCTGGTGGGCCATCGTGTGCGACTTCGGGTGGGTGCCGTAGATGGTGTCGAGGGCTTCTTGCACGTGCGACGGCACGTTCGCCTGCCCGGTCGTCGGCACGGTTCCGGACGGCAGCGTGGAGACGACCGGCGGGTGGAACTTGGCGGTCATGACCTGCTGCGGCGAGGCGGGCAGGTTGTTGATCCGGGCGTCGATGGCCTCGCGGAAGGTCGTCGACAGGGCGTCGTAGTCGGCCTTGCTGAGGTTGTGGAACGCCAGGGCCGCAGCCGGGTCACCGTAAGCGCCGTTGGGGTGGAGGTCGGCGGCCTGGACGGCGGAGACCTGGTTCGGACTGAGCATGATCTGGCTGGACTTCCGAAGCAGGACGTCCTTATTCATCGCCGCGTCGTAGCGCGTTTGCAACGGCAACGACATGTCATTTTCGATCTTGCCCAGGTCGGCGAACATGTCGTTGCGCACGACCGGCGGCAGCGCGTCGACCTTCATCGGGGTGATCTTGTTGTACATCTCGACCCGCGACTTCGGGTGGACGATGTCCTGGCCGTAGTTGACGATGTCCGCGACGTTGCGGGACTCCCGGTCGGCGAGCACCGGCCGGGTGCCGCCCAGGTGTGCCGACAGGGCGGCCGGAAGCCGGGTCGGTCCGCTGGTTGCAGGCATCCATGGAACCACCGCACCGGCGCGAGCGGCCTTCTGGTGGAGCTGCCCCAGATCGTTGTGGATCGCGTCGCGGGCGAAGTCGGGCAGCGCCTGGAAGTCGGCGGGGTCCAGGCGCAGGTAGGTGTCGAACTTCCCGGTGAGGCCGTACTTGTCGGTGGCGGCCAGGGCGGCGTCACGGACCGCACCGGACAGCGGCGGCTCGCCCTCCAGCTCGCGCAGACCCAACCACGTGGAGGTCTTCGCGTGGTTGTCGGTCTGCCCGGACAGCCGCTTCTTGACCGTCTTCAGGACCAGCGCCTGCACGTCGGTAGGCAGCGCCCGGTATGCGGTGAGTCGGTCGCTGGAGATCTCTGCGCCGCCGGAGTCGAGGCCCAGGAAGCCGCTGACGACCTGGTCGCGGGTGGCCTGCGACCAGGGGCTGCCGGAGGGCACGCCGGGCTCGCCGCGCAGGCCGGTCCGCAGCGCGTGCTCCTGCAAGTCCCTGACGGCCTGGGCGTGGATCGGGTCAGTGGCCTTCAGGTCGGTGGCGGTGGGCCGGAACAGTTGGCGGATGTCCGTCGAGCTGAGCCGGGGAGCGGTTTCCCAGTTGTGCTGCATCCCGGCGAGGCTGATCGCCCCGTACGCGGGGTTGCCGTACTCCGGGTCACCGGCGAGGCCGACCCGCACGTATGTCGGCAGGGTCGGGTTGTCCTGGGCGATCCGGGCGGCTTCCTTCTCCAGTGCCGCCCTGGTGGTGCCGGTCGCCTGGACGCGGGCGTGTCGGAACTGCGCGTTGACTTCCTTGCCGTCGATCTTCCCGGCCCGGAAGTCGGCTTCGGCCTGCTTCATCCGGTGTAGGGCGGGGTGCTGGCCGGTGTATGCGGTGACGGCCTTCTCGACGGCGGTGTCGATGTCGGTGCTGCCGCCGTTGTGGATCCGGTCGTGGTGGATGTTCTGCAAGGCGTCGATGATCTGCCGCTGCTCGTCGTCGGGCAGCGCGTCGAACTGCGGCTTGGTCAGGGCGGCCAGGGCCTTGACCCGGTCGGCGGACGTGGCGCGGACCGTGGGCGCCTTCGCCGCGTCGAGGGCGTCGATGCGCTCCTGCACGCCGGAGGTCTTCTCTTCGCCGTGCAGTTCGCCGAGCGACGGCGTGTGGTCCCACTTGCGGGACGTCTGCGCCGGGCTGCCCTTGTTGATCATCCGGCCGTAGGCGGCAGCCGACGCCTTCTGCGCGTCGGTGGCCTTCGGGTGGGTGGCGATGAACGCCAGCCGACCGAGCACCGTCCGCTTGTCGACGTCGTCGAGCTTGCCGACCTGCTCCGGGGACAGCCGGGCAACAGCCTTCAGGACGTCATCGGTCGGCGCAGCACTGGCGGCGGCCTTGACGACCTGCTGCTGTGGGTCGCTGTAGCCCTTCGGGTGCGGCGCGGTAGCCGAACTGCCGTGCTTCTCGACCTTCGTGTGCGCGGCGACCCAGACCCGGTCGGCGGGGTCCGTGGATCCGGCGGGCTGGAAGCCGACCATGTTCGTCATCCGCTGCGCACCGGGCTTGTTGTAGCGACCCTCGTAGTAGGTGCCGCTGACCTTCATCCGGGTGCTGCCGACGGTGATCTCGTCGCCGTCCTTGATGTGGGTGGCAGCGATCGACACCGACGCTCCGGCCGACGGCGCGGCGGGCGCCCCCGGGGCCGGGCCGGTGTGCCTTGATCCAAAACGATCGAGGAGATCCTGCGCGACCTGCGACTTCTTCGGGTCGAGGAACTTCGCCTTCGCGTTGGCCAGGTCGTCGCGGATGGTCCGCTGCGTCTGCGTGTCGAGACCGTCGAACTCCGCCTTGGTCAGCTTGCCGTAGGTGTCGACGTGCACCTTCGAGGTGGGGCGGCCGACGGCGCGCCCAGCAACGGCGCGGGCATGCTGAACATGTGGCGGGAACGCCTGCGGGGTGTTGGACGGCGGTCCGGGAGCCTGCGGGGTCGGTCCGGCCGGTGCCGAGGGCGACGAGGCCGGGGCCGCCTTGGCGGGAATGGGCGGCGTCCCGGGCACGCCGTTCGCTGCGTGGTGCTCGTGGGCGTACTTCTCCAGGGCGGCCTGCGTCGAGCTGGTCCGGATCAGCTTCCCATTGTGGGTGAGGCTGTAGCCCATGCTGTCGCGGCTGATCCGGTAGCCGCTGGGCAGGCCGACGGAGGTGGAGGTGACGGAGCCGCCGGGCAGCGGCCTGTTGAGCACGCCGAGGGAGTCGCGGGTGCCGCGCTGCGGGGCCGGTGCGGGGGCGGGCAGCTGCGGCGTGGGCGTCGGGGTGGAGGGCGCGGGGATGAGCTTGGTGGCCTGGCCCAGGGTCGTCTTCCCCGGGGCCGCAGAAGGCACGTGGGGGGCGGCCGGGGCCGATGCGGGCGTGGTGCCGCCGAGAGTCGTCCCGGCGGGCAGCTTCGCCAGGAGGGCATCGGCGCGGGTCTGCTGCGGGCCGAAGCCGCGCACCTTGATCGCTTCCAGCTCGTCACGGATCGCGGTCCGGTCTGCCGGGGAAAGGTCCGACC